ATTGGATCAGCAATAAAGATACAATCACCACGACCACCAGTATTGGATGGAAGGTTGCAGAAATTTTCAAATTGATTAAACACTGCGCTGTAACTTCCACGAAGATCTGTAGCAACAGTATCGTTGGAAATATCTTGTGATGTTCTGATAGAATCGACTTTCGTTTTTAATGCGGTATTGTATAGCGTATCGTCGTAATAGGTTGTTCCAGCGGCAGATGCCATTGTGAATACCGTTCCAAGACCACCTTCCACGACAACATCGATGTCATAGATCTCATCATTCTTAACACTTTCCAAAGCACGATTGATTTTATCTGGAATGCTTCCAAGGGTTTTTTGTTTAATCACTGTTGGGCTGTATGCACCAAGAGGATATAAAGCATCAGCTTTTACTTCCAATTTGGCAGTGATTTCACCCAATTGTTGTTGGAATGCTCCAAACTTGTTGGTAGCAGATAAACTACCACCAGCAGATAATTTGCTAACTTCATTGTAGAAATTATCAGTAAACACTCTGATCTTCTTCTGAGGATTACCTGAAACATCCAACGAAGATTCTCTAAATTTGTTGGAAATGTATGGGTTCACCATGATTTCCACATTACGAGCATTGGTATCTTGTGTTTCCAAGAAGAAAGGAACAGATGGACCGCCTGTAGGATTGAGTTGTGTTCTGAACGAATCGATGGAACCAACAATTCTGTCATCCAACACGAAATCCAATTTGAAGGATTCTGTGGCATAGATACTCTTACGGAGTTTAAAGACTCCCAGATTTAAGAGGTCATCATCTTCTCTACCATCGATGTTGTAATCTGTAAGATTCTCCATGATTTGAGAGATGCTATTCGAAGCTCCTGTTGCGGTAGAAGACAGATTGAATTGCAGAGTGCCATTTGGAATCTGAGTATATGTGGTATGGTAAGCAGCAGTCAAGCTAGTGGTATATGCACGAGTGACAGCATTGAATGGGGAAGCTGGATCGATGTTAGTATTATCGCAAATACCAACATAGTAACCTTCAAATTGGCTATTGATAGTGGTCTGAGCTTTATCAAGCACGATCACACCAGCATTACCCATTCTTTGTAAGAGAGACAAAGAACTAAGAGTTGGGCTAGTGGGATATCCATTAATAAGTTCGTTTCTAGTTGCAGCAGTCGAACTCCAATCAAAAAGAGTTCCTTCCATTGCTTGAGCATATTGAGTCTCAGTCAAAGTAACTTGGATAGGGCTACCCAAGATGTAAGAAGCAGCAGAAAGATCCAGATTAGTTGTAACCGATGCCGACAAATTGGCGATAGTGGATAAAGATGCAGCAGAAAGAGTCGAGCTATTCAAATTATCAATAACCGTGGATGAAACCGTATCAGGTTTAACCGCAATTACTGGATAAACCAGTGCAGTGTGTTGTGTACCGAATCCGTCACCAGAACCACTACCATAAGGAATGCGGAAAGTGTAGATATTGGCAGGAGAATTCAAAAGTTCTCTTACAGTATAATAAAAATATCTTTCAGCACTATTCGTTGGTGTGCCGTAAATCGAGTCCAATTCGTCTCTAGTAGTGATTTTGATCACTTCATCCGATGGTCCTTGTGGGGTGAAACCAGTCACGAAAACGTTAGTACCAACATTTGTTGGTGCGATGAGACTCAAATCTCTTTCGAAAATTTCTACTCCTGGGCTGTTAATTGTTCGTTGCATATAATTATTTAGCAAATACCGAACAAAAATTTCCTATTTAAGAAAGAGTCTGATTATATCTATCACATCCCAGTAAATTGATGTGCATTTGTGAGAAAACAAAAGTAAATCCGCTTTCAATCTCCATTTCACCCGTCTCATTCTGAGAGAATGCTAATTCATCGATTGATGTTACAAAAGCTTTCGTATATTTAAATTGAATTACTTTATTATCATATTCATCTAAACCATACATCGTTATATCTGTTTGATAATCAGAGAAATTACCATCAACTACAATCCCCTTTGCATTAAATTGACCTGTTTCTTGGTCATGTTGCAGATTCAACCATTGATAAATCGCCCAATAATTATTATAACCAGAATCTACCTTAAATTTAACATTTACAGGAGGATATGGATCTTTGGAGTGAGATGACACATAAAGAGTATCACCAGCATATCTAGTCGCAATCGCTTTGATTGTCAGACCTGGAACCATTGTCCCATAGATGCTGAATTGCACACTATCAGGAATGATCGTGTCATTATTTCTCGTGTAATTTGATTGGATTTTCTTGAGAATTGGGGGCAAATCGAAAACGAGAAGAAATTTGTCTTTTCTTGATCGGTTAAGCCATGATTGCTGTACAGGTGTTGACATCTATATTATTTAATAGAAAAACCGTTCAAGTAACATCAAATTCTTTTGGGATAATCACGTTCGCTGTTCGTTCTTCAAACATCGGTGCAATATCCTTTGGCTTATGTCCAGCCAATCCACAACCAATCTGTGTGACAAGAAATGTCTTATCGGGATTATCCTTAGCAAATTTTAGAAAAATATCCACATGGTTTTTGATTTCTACTAAAGACATTCTAGATAAATTGTAACCTTTGGTGGGGAGAGCATAACATCTACCAGTCAATCCTTCTCCAACTCCATATTCCGCGCCAAATTTCTTATGTGCTGTTTTAGCTGCTCCGAGTCCGTGTCTTCCCGATTTATTCGATCCGAAGACCATGTAATCATTATCACTCAATTCTGTAATATTATCTGGTGTGTATCTCATATAATGATAATATCATAATGGTATTAAATTTCAACCAAAATACTTATTCATAGCATCCCATTGTTCATAAGAAATATTCCTATCAGGATTGGAATTGATGGAACCTTGAGGTAAGAACCATCCCTGTGCTTCTAAATCTGCCATGTCACTAGCTGCCATGGAACCTTCCCCACCAAAAAGCATTGGTGCTAAGTTGGAATGTTCAATTTTAGCAACTTCTTCGTTGGTGTAAATAGATGTTGCTGATTTGTATTTGAATAGTCCTTGATCAATTGGTTTGATCACCAATGGTCTGTCGCAATCATCCAATTCCTCAATTTCAAAATACAATTCCGCAATGTCATTGTATAATGACATCAGCATCCATACAGTAGCCATAACTCTATCGTCATGCTCCCCTCCTTTTGCTTTCCAAGATCCATTTGGATATCTCACAAACGTTTTAAATTCTTTCAAGCTATCAATGGAACGGAATGTGACAGATTTCGATTCATTTACAAAATAACGCATGTTTAAAACAGCTTTATATTTGGTGTTGATGTGGGATATCATACCATTCTGCTTGTTTTTATGTGCTTCTTTAGCACCCCATGATACCAAATTTTGATACATGAATTCATTTGCCAAACGATCACAAACACCTGTTCCTTGGTTGTTTCGCTCAATTAATAACAATGGATTACCCCAATGACCACAAATTTCAGCAATGACATTAGTGAATTCAGATGGACCTATCTTATTATTAACATATTCTCCGACTTGAACAATTTCTTTGGGATTAGTTATGTCGAATATCTCCAAAACAGATGAATCTAGACCAACACCTTCAGAAACATCACCTCCAATAGCATATATTTTTTCTTGGTCGTATTCTTCCCATATTTTATATGCACCATCCTTGAGAATGTGTAATGGTTCTTTACATTCTTGTTTTAATTTGTCGAACAACTCCTCGTCAATCGATGTTTGAGAATTATCATTAAACTCGTTACCATATTCTTGAGCAAATGACTCATAAGAACCCAAATCCTTGATCTGTTCCTGTTTCCATTCATTATCACGACCAGGAACTTCCCACCAATCAATTCTTTCATAGTGAAAACGATTCTCTTTCTTCGTTGCACCAATATATAACCGATGGAACAAGTTACCTACCCCATTCGGAGTCGATGTGATCAAAATTCTTGAGGTTTTAGCACGAGAAATAGTTGGGTAAACGGATCTCCAGAAGTCCTCAACAATACTTTCGGGTTCAATGAACGCCAACTCATCCAATAGCAACAAGTTAATTGTTTTACCCCGTGCAGCATTACCAGTCGTGGTCGAAATTTCAATAGTGCTACCATTAGCCAATTCCAAACCAGTATCACCCCATTTTTTAATACCTGGCTTCAACCAATTTGGTAGCTCCAAATATGCAAGTCGAACACGTTTGAAGATATTTTTTGCTGTTTCTTCTTTGTTAGCAACAATAACAATGTTTTTATGATCTTTGAAACAAGCTTCATGCAATGCTAATGCTGTTGCTACAGTCGTGTTATGTGTTGGAATGTTTGTTTTTCCACATAGAAATAAACTATCAGCAGAATCTACAGTAATGCACCTAACAGGAACAGACGGTATTTCTTCTATTTTTTTAATATAATGCCATTGATTCCGCTTATTAGAGTCGGGAATACTTAATTTATTAACAACTATCCTATTTTTCTTGAAAGATAATTTACAAACCTCTTCTCTGGGTCTGAATTCCAAAACACCGCAAGGACTACACTCTAGCCCGTTGAGTGTAGGAATTTTTATAAATTTCGTGGTCTTGTAACCCAAAGATTCTATCAATTCCTTCACTTGGTCGCATAATTTTAAATTGGTGTTGTAAAAGTTGCAGTTACCTCTCTTATCAACATACCCATCAGAATCTATAAGACCTTTCAACAATTCCAATCTTTGGTTTCTTGATCCCAAAAAATATTGTGATGGGATATGTTTATTACCAAGAAGATCGAGATTTCTCAATTCCTTGTGTAATGACCCAAATTTACCAGACTCCTCATCTTTCTTTAAATTGATCGAATATATATTTTTATTTTCATAAAACTGAACATTTAAATGATATTGACAATGTTCTTCTAGTAATTTAATAGTTTCTTTAATGTCTCTTTTTCCAACGGTTATTCTGGAACCATCTGTTGCACCATCCCCCAACCATAACCCTAGTATATATGGTGGTAATGTGAATTCCTTCTCGTCATTTTCAAGACCATTAACACATGATGGTATCCTATAATTAGGCTCACCCGATTTGTTTGTATAATTTCTGAGTATTTCCTTTGTCGTCTTGACAGATCCATTCTTCTTGGACTTTCTTTCGGTCGAACTCTGGACAAACCAATTATGATCAGCGTCAGCAACTATTTCCTCACCATTATCAAATGTGATCTTATAACATTTCCTATCATGTAGTATTTCATGTGCTTTCACCACTTTACATGATTTTCCATCTATACCATATACAGCATCTCCATCCTTCAACTCTCCCATGGTCGTCCATCCATTTGGAGTATTGATTGGGGTATCCAACGCTAATGCCTTTCCCGATTGACGGCTTGATAACACAATATTGAATCGATGTTCATCGAAAGATTTCAATAATCTCTGTTGATAATCAAAAAGAGGGATGACTTTCTTACCCTCATCGGGATCGATAATATAGAAATAATTGGATGCAAAATATAATAGAGAACCTTTACACTTCTCCATCTCCATCACCATTTCTGGTGTGTATTCAAATACCGCATCAGCAGTTGGGAGATTGGGATTACCCATATACTCCTGTTTTTTTCTTTTAGCTGCCATGATTAAAAGTAATTACCATAAACACTCCCATCACTACCTCCTGTAGATGGTGGGAATATCTCATTTCTCACAATATCATCGGAATTTTCCGTATAAATCTTATTAGCACTCAAAGCACTGGACAATTTAGGAAACAATACTGATGATATTTTACCAAAGTAAGAATTATCAGCAATTTGTTGATTGAATGCTTCTCTAGGCTCATTGGTGGTGAAATTGTGTTCACTACGGACAGCTTTAAGTCTCCATACATAATGACCCATTGCAGGATTGAGTTCTGATTGATCCTCATCCATCGCCTCTGTCACTTCAAATATTTTAGCACTTCTACCATTAGGTCTATCACAACCAAATGGATACACGATGATCTTATCCTGTGATTTGGGTTCTACTGGATGATTTTGGAAATAACTCAAAGAACCGAATTTCGTCTCAAATTCATCAATATGTAAATACAGTGTCAAAGTGTCAGGGGAATCCATACCAGCCAACGCATAAATCGGAGAACCGTTTTCCATTTGAATATATGCTTTGATTTCCATTGCACTCAACCAATACATCGTGGTGTGTTCACCATAAATAGAGTTCATTTGGTCTGGTTCAAAAGTATTGACCATGTAACCAATCGTTACACCGTAATTATTGATAAGTTCTCCAAATTGAGAATTGAAAATTGCTCTTTCTGCTTGGAAATTAGATGGATCAGCAAATCCACCACAATTAGGACGATATACACCAGCGAAAATGTTTTCAGGTGTTAAGCACGATAAAGGTATTGTAGGACATCCAGCCATTATTTTTTAATTTCTACGATTTTTCCGCATTGTTGACCATGTAAATTGGTGAACATTTTTATGATTTGATTGGAATTCTTTCTTTTAATTTCCTTTCCATCTTCAAATTCGATGCCACCCAAAGATCCCAACTCTTTCAATAATTCATCACCAATCAAAATTTGCCCATTACTTCTCATCTTTTGATATGGTCCTTTAGTTGAAATATTTTTCCTATTAACCATGCGAGCAATATCACTACCACCTTTTTTATTACTAGGATTTACTAGACTCTGTTTGATATTTCCGAAAGCATCTTTGTGTCGGTATTCTAGTATGACACCGTTGTGTTTTTCAAAAAATT